GACCTTGAATTTCGCTTCGACATTTTCATAATAGCCCTGATCAAGAAGATACGCGCCGTTTCTGCCCGGAATCGAAACCGACTCAACAACGCGTTTCGGCGCTGTGTAGTTCCCCGGGCCGTCAATCGCTGCGCTGTATTCCTTCGAGTTCACCCCGCCAAATATGAATGAGTTAGCTACTGCCATGCGAGCCTCCCTCTGTTTACTTCAGTAATAATGATTTTCTTTACTTCCTGTGCGATTTCTTTGCTGTCCTGTCCCGGTGCGGCATATACATTGAATACCATCGGTGGAGTCTTTGCTGTCTCTGTCATAGCGTCAAGTTTCTTCCAGAACGGGTCAAGCGGGAGCAATGCCTCTGGCCCCTTTTCGCCAACGCCGATTCCTCCGAGCACTGTTGCGCCGTCAGCAATAAAGCCCTTTGCATACCAACTGACAGACAACTTAGGTGTTGACGGAGGCGTAAGACTGAATTTCCCCGAAATTTTGAAATGCGGGAGTTTGACATTGCTCAGAATCTTTCCAATGCTGATAGGGAAGAACCCCTTGATCTTGTCAACCACGCCTTTTACTTTATCGCGCATAGCGTTGATTGGTGCCATGAATCTGTCCTTGATTCCATTAGCCGCCGCGGTTACTTTGCCCCAAATAGCGCTTCCTAATCCCGTTACGACCGCTAGACCGATTTTCCCAACGCCTGCAACGATTTTCCCGAGGTTTCTTAAGAGCCCCTCAAGGAAGCTGCTCATAACTCTATCAGCGGCGGAAAGAATTTTAGGTAATGTTGTGACAGCCCATGCCGCCACTTTTTCCGATGTAACCCCATTAGCCGCAGTTGTTATGAATGAGCCAATTTGTGAAACAAGTCCCGACAAACTACCAAGCAATGCCGGTACGCCCTGTTGGATGAACATCGCTATTGCACCCGGAAGTGCTTTAATAATGTTTCCAAGCATAGGAAGGAAATTCTTGAAGAAGAACGTATTCGCTGAAGTAATCAAGACATTAAGCGATTCAGAAACGTCCATGCCAAGTGCTAACTCTCCGAGGAAGTTCTGAGCGGCCGCCTTCATAGATGCAAAGGACCCCGTGAAGGTTCCCTCTGCTTCCGCTGCTGCTACACCGGTCAATCCCAGCTCGCCCTGAATGACGTGGATCGCCTCGAATACATCACCGAGGTTGCTGATGTCGTACTTCTGTCCTGAGAGCTTTTCAGCATCAGCGAGAAGTCGTTGCATTTCTGTTTTTGTTCCACCATAGCCCAACTTAAGGTTATCGAGCATGGTATAGTTTTGTTTCGCAAAGCCCTGATAAGCATTCTGTATCATGCCAATATCAGTACCCATTTTTGCAGAGTTATCAGCCATGTCCAAAATGGCCGTGTTTGCGGATTTTGCCGCTTTTACAACATCCCCACCGAATGCAGTTTTCAGTGCCGCTCCGAATGATACGGCCTGTTCACTGTATGTATTCATGGAAATGCCTGCTTTAGCCGCTTCTTTCGCATATCCTCTTGCCGCGTCTGCCGCTTCACCATATAGCGTATCGAGACCGCCGAAATAGGACTGCTGTAATTTTCCGCCTTCGGCCATACTTGCTTGAATGCCTTTTGTTATTGCGGCACCGATGCCCGCGGCGATTATCGCCTTCTTTGCAAACGCGCCGATTTTAGAGCCTGCGGATGTCCCCGCTTTTGCCGCTTCACCATCGAGCAAGCTAGTCAAGGAGCCCGTTATCCCCTGCGCTGATGGCACGATCTGGACATATGCTGTTCCCAGTGTGGCCATGTTTATTCTCCTCTTATTCGTGCTAAAGCCGCTTCAAATTCTTCCGGTGTCCTGAAGCCCTGTACTTCTTTTGGTTTTGTACTACCAAGCATCGACTCGAGTATTGACTTCGGCTTGTCTCTGCCCTTGCTGGCATTTTCAGAGAAGCTATATCTGAACAACTCTATCCTGTCAGCTATCAGAGCAAGCAAAAGCTCATACTGTGGCACAGGAATGTCTACGGCCTTAAGTTTGATTCTTGAGTTATCCCTCAAGCCAGCAGATAAGGTCGCCACCAGACGGACCGGGAGCGACCTGTAATCGTAAATCTTATATGTCTCTGCGAGGTCACATATAAGTGCGTCCTCATCGAGATTTAACATGCTGGCGAGGGTTATGAGTTTTTTAATTCACCTACGGATTCCATGATTTCTTTGAGCGCATCAACCATGACGTCAAGCGGCGTTGTTCCGTCTTCAACTGCAAAATGCTCTGCAAGTTTATCGACCTCTTTCTCACCGCCGAGCAGCAGCTCAGCTACATCCACGATCAGGCCGGTATCTCCTTTGTCGATCTTGCGGAGTGCAGTCAGGAGCTTCCAGTCGTTAAGTGCGGCATCATTGATGTGCACATCGAATCCATCCTTGAGTGTTACTTTCATATGTCACCTCCAACAAACTACTTAAGACTGCTTAATGTATTCGTAATGTGTCTTGCCTGTAGCGTCCGGCATTGCCGTAATGGTTACCCCGTATCCTACTGCGTCAGAGTCTGAGTAAGTGATGTCTTCAAGCTCTGTAAGTACGCCGTGTGGGATTACAACTCTCTTTACCACATCGCCCTTCAAGATCATGTCAACAACCCATACGCCCTCTTCAGGGAGAGAGTTATCGGCCATTACTGTCATGCCAGTGGAAAGTGTTCCAGTTACATTTTCTGAACCATAAACCGCCTTCAGCACGTCAGAATTAAGTGCTTCGATAAGTGTGACCTGAAAGTTATCGTTCTTTTCATCAAGCAGTGTCAGAACAATGTCTTTTCCCCATGCGCGGATAAAACTTGTTGAAGGTGCATTTGAGTTAACAAGACCATCTTCACTACAGTATCCGAGTCCCTTGAAATCTGCGGCGAGTGCAGTTGTTGCGTCTGTAGGGGCTGTTGTGCCCTTAGCCGCTCTCCAAATAGCACCGCCTATTGCCGGCTTGCCGGCAGTTACATTGCCTACTGTCTGTGCCATTAATATGCCTCCTAGTAATGTGTAATGTCATACACGGCTTGCCAACGGTACTGTTTGGTTTCCGTGTTAGTCTGTGAATAATCTGTTTCGCATTCCACTCGAGGTATCTGATCAAGCTGTACGAATCCTTCCATTGCCTGTTTTACTTCGTCATTCAGGACCATCGCCTCATACAAAGATGCGGCGTAAGACTGAATGGTAAAACTTGTGGTAATGATGTGATTTGTCTCGCTACTCCCGATTTGCTCAAGAAGAACATAGTTTGTAAGCTCTTTCGGAGCTTCGACGTACACGCCAACAGAGAGTGTTTCGCTGAGATAGTCGAGAAGTGTTTTTAATATCATTTGCCGCCTCCTCTCGCTTTAAGGAGCGTATTGTTGTAATAGTTGTCACGACGGGCTTCTACTGTTGCCGCAAATACAGACGCTATCGCTCTTGTCTTTCCGACCATCGTTGTCACTTCGTATCCTTCGCCGCATCTGCTCTGGATCTGGTTCGCCTGATCTGTGACTACACTCATCGCTTCCGGGCTCTGCATCAGTTCCCTCACGCCTTGCCTGTTTAGCTTGAATCTAACCCTGCTCATATCGTTCAACCTTTACTTTTGCATTCCATGAAAGCGGTATCATAACTTCGATACCGAGTGTCGGCATGCCAATGATTCTCCAATCCTCATCAAAAAAGCGGACCTTCTTGCCCGCTGTCCACTCATGCGTGTCGCCTTTTGGAATACCTAGCTGATACTCCGCTCGTCTTCCGGTCAGATTGTAAGTCTCGAGCACCTCTGTATCGTTCAAAGGTGCTACAAGCACATTGTCAACAACGACCGGAGTTTCTGTATAGATTGGCTGATTCAGTTCATCAGTCCCGATTTTTGTTCTATCGTAAAGCGTAACTGCTATCCCTCTCATGATGTAACCTCCTGTGAGACAAGTTCCTCAATAGGGCTGTATGATCCTATTGCCTCTCCGGTTCCAAGAAGTTTCTTCTCGAGCTTGCCTAAGTAAAGTTCCCCTGCGGAGCCTGCTCCGATGGTCCAGCTCTGAGAATAGCCAAGTGCAGACATGCTTCCTTGAGTCGCTCCCATCGGTATGCCGGAACTTGCTCCGTCACCGAGAGCTCTAACGACCATGCGGCATGATACTACTTTTTTCACGTCTTCATCAGCGTCATTGTTATAAGCGTCAATAATTACCGCCGCATCGTCTAGCAGGGCATTGCACACATTCTGTTCGCTTATCGTAAGGTCTCTGTTGAGTCTGCTGATAACGTCGCTTAAAGTCGCATATGCCATGCCTGCACCTCACTTTACTTTTTTAGATTTGCTTTTGCTCTTCGGCTTTGCTTCAGCTTTGGAAGTGTCGGCCAGCTTGTGACCGGCCGACAAATATTCCTCTACTCTGCTCTCCGCGACAAGCATTTCATTGCCGAATTGCTTGTTGATCATTTTGACCATTACGCAGTTACAGTCAGTCTGTTGAAGCAGCTTACATCGGCGCGGAATCCGATTTCGATTTCTGCTCTTACTGCG